CTAAGTCGATCAAAACAAGAATACCTCCTGGAGGAACGTTTAAATACAAAATGACTTTGGACAGCTTCACTATGAGAAACTCACAATGGAATAGCTTTATTATCGAACAACCTGGAGGTGAAGGAACTTACGGTGGACTAGAACCTGACGCTCCTTGGTTAATCCCGGGTTTTACTAAAGTTCTTTGCTGCAAATTCCAAACAGAAATCGGACATGAAGATGTCACAGGGACTAAAGCTACTAGCTTCGCAAAGGTTGGATATTTACCAGGAATTCTATCACACATAAGCACGGAGCATCACAACTGCAGATTCATGCCGCAGGTGTATGATAACGCAGAAATACTTACAAATTATTTGGATATAGACGAACTTATTGTAGAAAATATGAACACTGCGGAAAATAAACCGCAAGTATTTGCAGATTCAGTTTAATTAATTATAATTCATAATCACTATCATCAAAACCATCTAATTCATTTAAAAAATCTAAATCACTGGGCTCGTCGGCAGCTTCAACGCGAGGACGGGTTCTTCTGACTGATGCATCGTCAGCATTAACGGCTTCTTGCGAGGGCGGCGGGTCTGTAACACGAGGCTGTTCATCTCCTGGACCATAACCGATAGCAACGAGGTCATCGGGATGCCCTTTATGAAACACTTTGTTAGCAACAATTCGTCCGGCGTCGCTAAATGGGCTAGGAGTAAATTCAACAAGGACTTCAATGCGGCGAAGAAGTTGTTGTATGTCTTCTTCACTTCGACCAGCCCAGGTGTCAACCGGGGATTTTGGAGTGGAAACAAAGATTCGCTTAGCTCTAAAATTGACATTGCCTCCTTTAATTTCAACCGTAAGCTTTGTGAAATCAAACAACCGGAGCAGTTGTGCGAACTTACAGAAGTCGCATCGGTAATCGTCGATGACAACATCTTCGTGTTCGTTGGGGTCGTATCCACACCACCAAGGGGAGTTCTGCTTCCAAAAGGCATTTGGTGCCAATCGATTGGCTTCATGGGACTTCCCAAGTCCTGTGGCTCCGTAGAACCAAAACACTTTAGTCTTACTTCGTCTTTCGTCGCTGAAGATGGACCGTACAGCGAGTATTCCTTTACTGTATCGGATAAAGGCAGCTCCGTTGGTATCGACGAGGTCCCGTACAGAGACACTCGGGTCTTTTGCCGCCTCAAAAATGGCGGTGAGATCGTTCCGCTCTCCTTGGACGGGGATATCGCCCTTTTCAAAGAGTAGGGTTCCGGGGATTCGGTCGGTGTCTTTGGTGCAATACTCACGGTTCTGTGCAGGAGTTCCTCGGCTTTGTTCGAGATGGCATCTAGCGCCGAGCATACGCTTCCAAGTGTTGAACTCGGTGGGCTGAGCACGCTGTGCGTATCCCTGGAGGTGAGGCGTTCCATTAGCGCCGCGCTCTTCTTGGAACACAACGTACTTAAAATTTGTGGCAGATCCATCCTTAATATGTTGGACTTCTGCTGGGGTATAATTGTTTAATGTAAAACAAACTGATCTAAAACGCTTACGCTCTGACATTTAATTATGATAATATATGTGTGTTATTAAATTTATGGCACAGACACGGGCACGGAGGTGTACACCGTGCATGCATGTAAAAAAAAAGCAAAAAAAAATAATAGGAAACTTACTGACATTTTTTTTAATAGGAAACTTACTGACATTGGCTCTTAACCATTAATTAATTTTTTTATTACATTCATAAAATACATACTAATGTATACATGCCCGTAACCTATACAGGGCACAGGCACGGGCACGGAAGTGGGGGGTAATACTATGCCCCCACTTACCGATTAAGCCTTCGGCCCATATAACGACCACGCGCATTTGTGCGTCGCGATCTAATTCCATATCTTGCACGAGAATTTCCAGTACCAAATCCTCTACCACGGGCAGTACTAGGTAAAGCAAAACGTGCACGCATTTGCATAGGGACTCTCCTACTTGTATTTCTGCCGCTATAAAAAGCTGATCTAACCATTGTTCATAAATTTATTATTTTTATTTAATTTATGATGTCAATGTATACTGGAGCTGGCGGAGGGCAGGGGTATGCCAAGAAAAGAAAGGCAACAAAGGTTGGTGGAGCAACAATTTCTATTGAAACTCAAAAAAACATTCAACTTGACAAGAACCCAAACACAGCTATCAGCCTTGGTAGGGTTCAGTACACTGGAGCTAATGAAACTATCCAATACGGACAATCTCACGTGTACACTCAACCAGAAGACAAAATAACTTACGCGGATCTCATAAATACAATGTTTCCTAAATACACGCAAACTATTATTGGTTACAATGCTAATATGTACAACAGTGGTACTGCAACGGCTAAATCAACGGCTGCTGGTAACGACAAATCGATTTACATTCCACCGGGAAGACAAGCCTGGAGAGAGTACGTTGCACTACCAGCATACTCAATGGGTGATTACACTGGAAATGAATTCACTACATCGCTTCTTCGATTGGTTAACAAATCTATTGACGTAAGTCAACTTCAATATTCGCAATTTGGTACGGGTTCTCCATGGGATCCATCAGTTATTACTGGACCGGGAGATGGCGAAGATCAAAAGATTAACAGGAACTTCAAATTCCATTACACAGGAGGTTATCAATCTCATACTTTCACCAACCAAGGAACAACTGATGTTACCGTTGAATTATTTGAAGCTATGCCTCGAGAAAGAATGGCGCTTGCTGTTCCGGAATCCGGCGATATTTACTGGATTGGTCCTGGGTATCATTTACTACAAGATTACAAGAATAATCAACCACCAGTACAAAACGCATTACCTGCATCTACTATCACAAGCTTTGATAACATCAATGACATGATGGTTGGACTTAGAAGCAACTGTGACCAAACTCACTTTAGATGGAGATGTTCTAAGTCGATCAAAACAAGAATACCTCCTGGAGGAACGTTTAAATACAAAATGACTTTGGACAGCTTCACTATGAGAAACTCACAATGGAATAGCTTTATTATCGAACAACCTGGAGGTGA